GGCCCAGTCGACTTCATAGTACAAGATCTGATCCTGGGCTTCTTCTACGCTGCCGTAGGTGTCGATTACGTATTGATCCAGAGTCTGCGATGTCTTCGGCCACTCTGAGTAGGGGTCTAGGATGCCGTTGACGAGGTAGATGGCCCATGCGTAATAAGGATCTTCATAGTAGAAGGCCGATATGCTATCTGCTCTCTCACCCTCCTTTATCGTGTAAGGAAGAAGCGCCAATCCCGTCTCTTGTAGATACTGAGTGAGCTTGGCGCGTACGCTTATGTCTCTGACGACGTAGTCATTGTAAGAGATAGCCGGAAATTTCTGGAAATAGTTTCTACTCGTAGCCATGTTAGAAGTCCGTGCTTAGCCATGCCACAGTCTCTGTGATCTTCATGTCGATCTGGACTGATACTGGATACTTGTCTTTATGGAATGCTGGACCACTCTCAGTGGTGTAGTTGACGGAGAAGGACTCTACGTACGCTGGCTTAAAGATGTACATCTGATCTTGATTGTAGAGAATGATATTGATCAGATGCGGGTACTTGAATGCTAATCCTCCGTAATCCGAAGTAGGGTATATCTTAGACTTGATGAAGCGTATGATGTTATAGAGTATCTCTGACTCTTCCTTGGTAGATGGCACTAACTTCCAGGAAAACGCATGAGACTTCAAGCTAGGTTGAACGAACTTGAGAGTCTGGTGAGTATTGACCGCGAATCCTGATAGAGCTAGACCTGCTTCGCCGACTGCTGATACGGCATTAAAAATACCTCCGAGAGCATCTCCAAACCTACCAAGTTTTTGGACTACATCACTTGCGCCGGCTAATCCTCCGATTAAGCCACCCAGAGCTTCTTTACCTTTTTCAGTTAGACTGAGAGGCTGATAGACGAGAGCGTTGACATCGGTTAGATTCATAGGAACTGGTAAGAATACGTCTCCGGATCCTTTCCTACTGTAGCTACCCATTTGAATAGATGAGATAGTATCGAAGCTGGCGTATTCAAACTGCATAGCCATCCAGTACTTGCCGATGTCTCGTGGGAACTGAAGTGATCCACTGCCGGCCTGATTCCTAGCCCTGACTTCTTCCACACCTGGTCTCTGACTAGTCAACCTACTAAAACTGCTGGCTTGACCGACCGCGCTCAAGAAAGAGTCCGCCTGTCTATAAGCAGACGCAGCTGAGCCGGCTATCGCAGAGATAGAAGATCCGGCCAGTCCAGTAGCGCCTAGCGCGCTAGTGAACGCTTGGACTGGAGAACCACTAGCGAAGCCCTGGACCAAGCTGGAAGCTTGATCGAATCCTTTTAGGGCGCTCTGAATGGTACCAGAGAGCTGACCAAAGGCTCCTGGATTGAAGCCTTGGATGTTGGAGAGGGTCTGGACGACCGAGCTGATCTGTCCGAGGGGAATCATCGCCCCGACTTTTGAAGTGATCTGACTAGCCGTAGCGAGAGCATTAGCCGATGTGGCCATAGAATTCTTTCCTTAGATATGCATAAATAGTATTTATCATGAGCTCTAAAGGCCGATTCAAGCCCAAGAATCCAGAAAAGTACAAAGGAGACCCGACCAACATCATCTATAGGTCTGGTTGGGAGCTCAAACTCATGGGCTATTTAGACGTTCACGGAGAAGTAGTCCAGTGGGCCTCAGAGGAGTTCTGTATTCCATATAGGTCTCCTGTAGATAATAGAATACACCGGTACTTTCCTGACTTCTGGGTAAAGAAGACGGACGGATCCATCTTAGTCATAGAAGTGAAGCCGGCCGTCCAAGCCGAACCGCCGAAGCAACCGAGTAGGATGACTCGAAGGTACGTGAACGAAGTCTTTGAGTATGGCAAGAATCAGGCCAAATGGAAGGCCGCGCGCGAGTTCTGTGAAGATCGCGGCTGGCTATTTATGGTAATGACAGAACGAGAACTCGGCATCAAGAGGATCTAATGGCAAACATATTCGATAAGATACTCGAGATCTCGCCCATAGAGGCGGGAAAAAAGTCGAAGTCGGCTCTGGAGTGGTTTCGTCAAAAAGCTAGCGGCAGTAAGATCAGCCCGAACACTCTGCTGACTGCAGGCGACTACAGACAGAACTTCGTACCATCGCCTCTTCCAGGCAGCATGTTCCTCTTTCAATACGACGCGAAGCACAAGGAGACGTTGCCTTACTGGGACATGTATCCTCTGATATTCCCCATACAGATGGACGCTACCGGATTCTTGGGCATCAATCTACACTACCTCCCACCGACTCTCAGAGCCAGTCTTTTCAGTAGCCTAGTCGGCTTCGGGTCTAAGAATGAGTTCGAAGACTTGAAGTTGTCTTACTCGATATTGACTAAATACTCTAGACTCAGTTACTTCAAGCCGTGCTTGAAGAGATACTTGTTTAGCCACGTCAAGTCGCCGTTCCTCTACATAGAACCAGACGAGTGGCCGATAGCCATATTCTTGCCGCTGCAGAGATTCCAGGGAGCTGGCTCTGGTAAAGTATACGCCGACTCGAGAAAGATCATCGGAACAAAGAGAAAGTACAAGTAATGCCAGCCATCGGAAAAGGGTTTGACATAGACGAGTTTAGAGCTCTCATGGCCCGAAAGGGCATAGCCCGAAACAACCTATACAAACTGATCATCACTCCGCCGCCGGGTCTACTGAGCGCAGCTCGCGCCTTGAATATGCCGACGAGTGGAGAAGACCTAGAAGACATCACACTCTACTGCGACAGCGTCACCATGCCAGGCATATCTCTAGCGACAGTGGACTCTCGTCCATACGGATACGGACCTTCTGAGCTCAAGGCATACGCGCCGATATATCAGCCACTAGGCGCGACCTTCATAGTGGACGCCAAAGGATACACGCTCTCGTTCTTTCGCAACTGGATGAGAGGCATAGTGAACTATACTACTGAAGGTAGAGCAGTGTGGCGTTCCGCAGTAAACGAAGTCATGGCTTTTGAGGCCGGCTACAAGGCAGATTACGAGACTACCATGACTCTGTACGTAGTGGCTGGTCAGACTACTTCGTCATCTACTAACGAGTTGCAACTAGACATCGTCAATAAGACGGTCATCAATAGAGCCTTCCCCATAGAGATAGGTTCAGTGCAGCTCAGTTATAGCTACAACGACCAGTACCTGTCGCTACCAGTGAGTTTCAGCTACTTCGATTGGTACAGCGACGTGCTAGATCAGTCTGGCTACCAGACCGGCACGCAACAAGCCGCCGGATCTTCTGGAGGCGCAATCAATACGCCGTTCAACTACAACGCGGCCCAAAATAGACGTTAACATGGAGACTTAATTATGCCACTTCCGAAACTACAGTATCCAATCTTTGAGTTGGAAGTACCATCGACGCAGAAGACCTATAAGTTCAGGCCTTTCTTAGTATCTGAGGAGAAGATCCTCCTCATGGCACAGCAGAGCGGAGACCTCAAGGAAATCATATTGGCTCTGAAGCAAGTCATTGCGAACTGCTGCCAGGATAAAGAATTCGAGGCCGATAAGATCGCAACATTCGACATCGAGTACTTGTTCCTCAAGCTCAGGTCCAGGTCAGTCAGTAACATGGCAAAGATCTACCTCACTGACAACGAGGATGGCAAAGAGTACAGTTTCGACGTGGATCTCGAGAATGTCGGGATGAAGAAGAATCCACTACACACTCCTAAGATCTCGCTGAATGACACTGTGAGTGTGGTGCTGAGGTATCCGACTACTCAGATGCTGGATGCAATAGCAGTGATGCAGGTAGAGACGAAGGCATTCTTCGAAGTCATGAAGTACTGCATCGAGTTCGTCATAGACGGCGACACTATCACTAAGTTCAGTGACGCTACTGACGCAGAGCAAGACGAGTTCGTGCAGAGCATCGACATCGCCGGCTTCACGAAGATCACTAACTTCTTCGAGACAATGCCGAAGATGTACTACGAGATCGACTACAAGAACTCTCTCGGGCACGACAGAAAGGCAGTGCTCAAGAATCTAAACGATTTTTTTATATTGGGCTGAGTCACAACAACCTCAAGAACTACTACGAAGTAGTGTTTGGCTTGGCGCATCATCATAAGTACTCGATCTCCGACATCGAGGCCTTGATTCCTTTCGAGAGGGACGTATACGTAGACTTAGCAGTCGCGTACAAGAAGCAAGTAGAAGAAGAGATGAGAACCAGGAATGGCGGATAATACGACCAAAGAGCAGCTGGACATGATCGTTCAGACTATAGGCTTCGGTATAGTCTCTGACTTCCGACAGCTCTCTGACGCTATGCTCAACGTGTCATCAGACATTCGAAACAACTCGAATATCATAGGCGATGTCAATAGGAATCTAGCCGAGACTAGCCGGACTCTGAGTCAAGTCGAGACGAACATCTATAGACAGAGAGACGCTCGCAAATTCAGACAACTGGAATCTCAGCTCGAGAATCGTCTTAGACTCAACGGCAGTCGCAACGAAGAGACCATGAGGAGGATAGCTGACGCCCTCGATAAATTACAGAAGCAGGGCATACTAGGCGGAGCTGGAGGCAGTAAAGAAGAGGAAGATACCGGAGGTGGTGGCGTCGGTTTTGTAGAGGGATTGGTAGGCGGCCTTCTCGGTGGTAAAGCCGGTTCTTTCTTGAAGGGCGCCGCTAAGACTGTAGGTAAAGCAGGAAAATTCGGCCTTGCAGTAGGAGCGGTCGCTGCAGTGGGTGCAGCCGGATCTTATCTCATGGGTTCTGGCTCTTCAGAAGAAGAACAGGCTCCGGATGCTAACCTATCTCCCTCGGCTGCAGCTTCTGGATCGACTGGTGCCCCTACAGTAGCAAGTGACACGATGCAGATGGGTGACGTGGGGCTAGGCGCGGGAGCGACTGTAGGCGCTGCAGCTATCGTGGAGAGAACCACGAGAACTGCCAGACAGAAGGCCATATCAAAAGTCTTGCCTAAAGTTCCCTCCTACTTATCTAAATTCGGAGGCAAACTCGCCACTACGATAGGCCTAAAGAGTATTCCTATATTCGGAGCTCTCGTGGGTGGATACTTCTCGTTTAGTCGATTCATGTCTGGTGACACTTGGACATCTATCGGCGCGGAGTTCGTCTCTGGCGTTGCTCCTAACGTCGGTGGATTAGGTGGTCCGGCTGGATACGTAGCGGGAGTCTCGTCCGCTCTCGCCATTCAGGCGTACTTGATTACCAGAGACATTTACAATGAAGTGAATGCCATCGACATCAGGAATAATGTAGTACCGAACTTCGACGACCTCACGATGTCAGAGAAGACTCAGGTAGTCAAAGATGTCGGCGCGTATGTCGAGTCGTACGTGAATAGTCTCTTGGGTAGAGCCAAGACCGGTGATGCAGCAGTCGCTAATGCGACGGCTTCTTCTACGGCAGGAGCTGGGTCGGCACTTCCGCCACCGTCTGCTGCACCTCCCGGCGCCGTTCCAGCGGCAACTCCGAGCGCTGCACCTCCTCCTCAAACATCTGGTCCACCTGCACCAGAGACTCAAGCTCCTGCAGGAGTCACGACTGATACTGCCGCACAGGCCGGAGCAGCATTGGCGCCTGCGGCTCCACCTAATCCGATACCTGATACTCCTGAAGCTAGACAGCAGATGAGCGACAGACTATACGGACCCACGAGCGCCGGAGTCAATGAGACAGTCGACGCTGAGATTGGCGGAGGAGTAAGTCCTTCAGACACAGCAGCCTCGTTCTCCACTCAGTCGAACCTAGGAGGTGACATCACTGCTCCTACACCAGGAGCGGCAGGTACCTACAGACCGACGTATCCACTCACTGAAGCAGACTTGAGCCCAGACGTGATTAACGTCATCGCTGGTGAGGCGCGTATGAGTGATCCTACTAGCTACTATGCCGTCATCAATAACATGATGAATAGAGTGGGCGGTCGAGGATACGGGCCTAGTGGTAACCTGAGACAAGTAGCTCGCGCTCCTGGCCAGTATGCCGGTTATAGAAAGGCGTCACCAGAAGAACAGCAGAAGATCATAGAGGCCATCAAGGCAGTCGCTGCTGGTAACGTACCAGATAACACTAATGGCTCGACTGAGTTTAGAGCTAGGTGGTACATGCTGGGCGAGGGCAGAGGGAAGACTGCATATAGGACTGCAGTAGAGCAGGGATTCAACGACCAGGGAGGAAACGTCTACTTCAGGAATCCTAAGGCACAGCTAGGTCCCTACGCTGCTTACTCAGCTGGCAACACTCCGCCAGAGCAGCAAACCTCGGAGTCATCAAAAGTGTCTAAGCCTATGGCAGAAGGCGCTACAGTCATACCTCTACCATCTGACAAACAGAAGTCCGGTGTCAGCGCAGACTTGAGACCTCCTGAGACTATGTCTGCAATAGATGATGAAAACACTGAAGACTTTAGTCAGATGCCTATCAACAATAGAAAACAGCAGCCCAACTTAGTGGGCAGTCCGTCAGAGAACATAAGGAATAGACTCATCACTTACAGACCATTCATGGAACACATGTTCGGCACGCTGACTGATGAGCTCAGTGCTCACGTCAGTGGTGAAGTCACAGCAGATAAGGCGTTCAAAGACGCCATGAATCCGTTATCCTGATGATCAACGTAGAACTCCAGAGACTAAAGACTCGCGTTGGTAACTCGTTCTTGCGTGCGTTCTATCCTATCGACTATCGCAGTACTCAAAACATTATCAGTAATCTCGATAAGCTACTGGAGCGCGAGACCAGAGAACTGCGCACGATGTCTTCTACTACTAGTCAGATAAGTCAGAAGATCGGTAGGACTATAAACACTCTGGCAGAAGAAGTTGACAAGAGTCAGAGAGCGCTGGACGACTTACAAAATAAGCTAAGCGCCAGCGACGAGATTCTGCTCGAAAGAATGACGCAGATGGAGCAGTCGTCATTAAACCTGAACGGTCTGCTAGGCGCGCTGGCCGGCGCTGGTCTCGGGTCTAGGAGAGGTGATGGGAAGGCGCCAAAATCGAAGAGTCCACCGAAAGGAGCTCCTCCTGATAAGTCGCCTAAGACGAAGAGTAGATTCAAGCTGCCTGGAGGACTCGGTCTAGTTGGAACTGCAATAACTCTCTGGTCGATGTGGGATGAGTTGAGCTCGCTCGACCCCAATGTGAAGAAAGAAGAGTACAAACAGAATGTAGCTCAGATCATCATAAGAACCGCTGCCTCAGTAGGACTGATGTACGTAGGCGCAGTAGTGGGAGGCATAGTAGCAGGAGCGATCGCTGGTCCTGGAGCAATAGTAGGATTCATAGGCGGCCTGCTAGGCGGCGCTGCCTTGGACTTCTTTTACGGAGACAGCGTAGACGATATCGTAAATCAAGTCGTCGACTATCTCTATACTGGAGACGACGAAGAGACTCCACAGCCGACGGAAGAAGACGTCAAGGCAGTCGAAGACGCAACAGTCTATATGAGAGAGACTACTGCGCCTCCTCTACAACCTCCACAAAACGTAGCGCCAGAGATGAGTGCAGCAGCTGCTGCAGCGGCTGCTACGGGTATAAGTTCAGAGACTAGAGCCCAGTTCGTCGGCCCTCCTATAGCAGGACCTACACCTCCGGTACCTCCTGCCTTCCAAGTAGTCGACGGTCCTGTCATGGATCCTGCTCCAATAGAAGAGATAGACTTCGAGCCTCCAATAAATGAGACTTCTAGAGGTCTGGATTCTCAAAAAGTAGTCGACGATGCTCTGCGCAGGGCTAAGACTATCGTAGATCAGAATGAAGAAGAAGCGGGAGGTATCACTGATCCTAACGACACTACTGCGACTATCGACACGAGCCAGAATTTAGCAGGTGGAACAGAAGAGCAAGCGATAAGACCCTCGCAGTCTGTGACTGGAGGGGCTGAGCTAGTTTTTCAGTTACAGGGGAAGAATAGGTCAGGCATGCCAAATGCCGACGTGTTGAATCTAGTGGCAGCAGCTGCGGCGTCTGTCGGCATGGAGAAGATAGCCGTAACTAGCGGCAAGGGCGACTACATCAGTCCTGCTGGAAGAGCCAAGGGGCAGAAGTCGACTTTCCACTCTACTGGAAATGCTGTAGACGTGGCTGGGTTTAGCAGCCAGCAACAGAAAATAGCATTCGCACAGGCAGCTATATCATTGGGAGCTGGTGGCATAGGAGCCTACAGAAATGGATCTCTTCACGTAGACACTGGACCTAGGAGGTCTTGGAATTGGGGTGATCCTAACTTCCCGAAGCTAGCCGAAGGCGCGAAGATCGAACCAACTAATGGAGGTACTCTGGCCCTCATTGGCGAAGCCGGAGAGCCAGAGTACGTCGTACCTCAGAGCAAAGCCATTAAGTTCGCTCATGAGATGATCTCGGCACAACCACGTTACAAAACTAAGAAGCATACTCACTACGTGATCGTGCCGATTCTCACTTAAGAGTCGCCAGCGAGAGTCTTGAAGAACTCGAGGCTCTCATCATCATCCTCTACTACTGCGCTCTTCTTCGACTCCTTCGGCGTAGACCAAGGGAGCTCGTCGTCGTCGCTCTGCTTAGGAGCAGGAGCGGCCTTACGAGGAGCCGGAGTCTCGACCACGCTGTCAGTCAAGACATCATCGATACCGAGCACCTTGTAGAGCTTGGCCTTCAGATCGTCGTACGACTTGAAGTTGGAAGGATCGAGGAAGGGCTTCAGCTTGTGCTGCCTCTTCCAGATCTTCTCGAGCTTGGCGTCGTCGTCGAGCAACGGACCAGACTCGGAGAACTGAGACTTGTCGTAGTTGCGATAGCCCTCGACGTTGCGGATCTTGACCTGGAAGTTGGCGCCGTCCCAGAGATCGAACGGGTTCAGCGGCTCCTCGTCCGGGAACTGCGGATGCATGACTTCCTGGAGTTTGTCGAAGATCTTCTTGCCATACTTGAAGAGAAACACCTTGCCCTCGTTCTCAGGGTTGGCGGGATCCTTCAGCACGATGATGTTGGAGATGTAGGTGAGGCGACGCTTCTGCGCGCGAGCCTGACGACGCTGAGGAGAGTTGTCGTCCTCGGTAGCGTTCCAGAGCTTGGAGTTGTACTCGCCGACAGGATCCTTCTCGTTAGGACCGAGAGAGGTGCGGGAGTTCTCGATGTACCACCCGCCTGGTCCCTTGAATCCATGGTCCCAAATGCGAATGAACGGTACGTCTTCACCCTCGGTTGGAGGGAGGAAGCGAATCACGGCGTAGCCGTTACCGGCCTTGTCTACGGCCGGATACCAGATACGGTCGTCTGCTGACTGTTGATTGGTCTTGGTGTTGAGCTTATTGAGTTCCGCGGTGAGTGTCTCGAGCTGAGACGTGCGGTTCTTCTTGAGAGAAGCGAAGTCCATAGTATTCTCCGTATTGCGTTGTATATTGCGTATGCTTAATATGCGGGCTTACGCCCATTCTATATATCATGCCAGGGCAAAAGATGGAACAGAAAAATTATCAGTTCCTCACGTATTTCTTGAGAACGATCTCTCGAAACTTGTCCTTCTCGAACTTGAGAAACGGCTTGTACTTGACCAGCTTTCTCCTGATAGTAGGCCACATGACGGTGTCCTCTATCTTCTTATCCCAAGCCTCGATGATGTTGGCCAAGGAGTCTATCACTAGGATAGTCTCGGCTGACACCTTCTTCTGCATGTACATCTTCAGTAGCTGAGGGTGTTGCCCGTCTTCTACCTTGACTGCCTGCTTCAGGTCCTCGATCTTCTCGAGCTCCTCGCTGAACCTATAAGTCAGCGACTGCGTCCTCTTTACCCAATCACGATATACTCGCTCGGCATCTTCTTGTGTGAGGTCGCGCGAGTAGCTCTTGTCGTTCTCGAGGAAGTTGGCGACTAGGAATTCCAACAGGTCTTCCTTGCGCGCCAGCTTCTCGAAGAAGTACCTATCCTTGCGTGCGTAGAAAGACTCCAACTTAGCTGGCACCTTACCGCGATACTTGAAGTAATCGTATCCGTCACGCTCGAAGTGGTTCTTCACCGCCAAATAGGTGGTGTAAGCCTCGAATGGATTCATATCGGGAGGTGTGCGGTCTTCGGAATGAAGTTGAGAGCCTCGGCCTCCAACTGAATGTTGGCCTTCACGACGGTAGACATCTTGATGATGTTAGCCACCGTCTCGATCTCCATGTTGTTCTTCTCGGCATAGTGAATGGCGGCGTCTATGTAAGGAATGTCTTTCTCCATCACGAGCTTCTCGATACCACGAAGAATCTCAGAGGATGACCTCATCGACTTGATATTGACTTTCATTCTCAGGCGTCTTTCTTCGATACGAAGGCATTGAGAGTCTCGGCCGCCTTGATGACGTCCTCGACTGATACTACTGGAACTGTGGGGAAGGGGATCTTAGTGTCGTTCTCGCGAATCATTTGCCAGTCGTTTTCTAGGCGAATGCGCTCGCTCATGGCACGCTCGTTCTCGATCTGTTGAGCGAGCTTGAGCAGCTCGAGTCGAATCTCAAAGGGGTTCATGATATACTCCTGTGTTTATGTTGAGAGTGGTAGATACTAACTGCAAGTAACTCTAGAAGGGCATCGAGGGTGAGAACACACATATCCCCATACGCCTTTAGAAAAATCTTTAAGACATACAGGGCATCCTGTATATGATGTTGGGTAAGATGGATCTCGTGGCAAAGAAAGCTTCTTACCTTCTTCTAGACCAGCTTTGAACCCGTCACGAAACCCTCTATTATAGTCTTCACTCATGTAGTACCTCTATAATAATAGTGAGGGTGATTCTGTTTCCAAGCTCACCCTCGAAGCTCATGTCAAGCCGCTAGGGCGAGACGAGGTGCATAGTTGTCGTTTGCACTTAACGTTTTGCGCTTGACGTAGTCGCCTACGATTATCTCCAGTCGCCTATTACACTCTTGTCGATCCTAGTTCGCCCCCATCAAAGACACACCCCAGTAGGGGAAGAAACTAACCTACCTTCCAGTCCGAGTTTCTTTGAATCAGCGGTGGGTGTGTCTGTGGTGGAGGCGCCGGGAGTTGCACCCGGGTCCAAGTAGTCTTTCAACTTCCTTCTACGATAATTCTGTTCGCTATTTATGTCTTGTCCATCAAATTCTTGGAGTCTACCTTGCCCTTAGCACCTCTGATGGACCCGTCTTTCAATATTGAGATGACCTTGTACTTCTCTAAGTAGGAGAACGCTCCTTCTATTCCTAGAAGGATGCCGTC